AGGGCATCCCGGCAGCCAAAAATGGGGATATGACGGCGCTGCTGGATGCAATGGCTGACTTCCTTTACGTGGGCGTCGGCACAATGGTGGCCATCAAAGGCGGCATCTCTACGGGCATGAGTTACTACACCCAAGAGCAGAGTGTTGATCGCTTCATCCACACCATCATGGTTCCGGGCAACTCGGTCTTTGACGATATGGCCATCCCGTTTGAAGAAGCAAAAGAAGCTGCATTAATGCTGAATGCGCTGGCTGACAAACTCGAAGCGAAGCCGATAAGCGATTCCGAATTGGTGCAGGAGCTGCGCCGCGTGATGAACAAAATCTACGTTGCCTGCATGATGACCTACCGCCTGGCTGATTTTCTCGGTATCGATATTGTTGAGCTGGTGGCAGAAATCCACCGTTCCAACATGACCAAGCTGTGGCCGGCTGACGCCGAAGAGCGTCGTGTGGCGGTAGAGAATTGCAAATACGACAAGGAAGACCTGGGCTTCCGCCATGCTGAAGGGACTGACATGATGATTGGATTCAGAATTTCTGATGGCAAGATCCTCAAATCCCCAACCTACAGCGATGTGGATCTGACTCGCTTTGTTGAGAAGGCGAAATCCTCATCTCTTTACGAGATGGTAAAAAAATAATTGTAATCATCTACTTATCATTATATATTGCCTTGGCGTGTTTTATTGTCCAAGTTCTTAATTGCTCATTGCAATGGTGGCCTAAGAGCCACCATTTTTTTTACTCCCCTCCTAGCCTTACACACTTCTGATAGATAAACTTGTATAAAATAATATGTATGTACTTACTTATCTTGTGTGAGGTTGATTTTGTCTATCCTACTGAATCGAGACTTTACGAACGGTCAGTTTGCCAGTGGTTCGTATGCCAAAGTGGTTGAAACGGTGCTCAACACTGGTGTTCACGCGGGTGATCGCACCGGAACCGGCACAAAAAGCGTTTCATATGTCCCTTCCTACTACATGCTGACGGGCGGCTCTGTTCCACTTATCTCCGGAAAAGCCGTCAATCTGAAGCCGTTACTGGTTGAGCTGGAGTGGTATCTCAAAGGAGTGGGCAACATCCAGTTCCTGAAAGACAATGGCGTCAAAATCTGGGATGCCTGGGCTGATGAAAATGGCGATTTAGGCCCGGTCTATGGCAAGCAATGGCGTCGGTGGGAAGACACCCGCATCGTGAGCCATAGCGAGTATTTGAGCAAAATCGACACGTTCCGTGAGCGCGGGTACAAGGTCGAGGGGTATCTGGGCGTAAGTGAAGATCGCGTTGTGTTGTCCCGTGAAATCGACCAGCTACAGCGTATCGTTCACACGCTTCGCACCAACCCGACAGATCGTCGCATCCTGCTGAATGCCTGGAATGTTGGCGAACTGGAAGATATGAAGCTGCCGCCATGCCATTTCGTGTTTTCACTGTGGAGTCGCGAGCTGGACTTTGAGACCCGACTGACGATGGCCACCGACATTGGCATTCAGCACAACCGCCACGGCCACGAGTCCATTTACACCCAGATGCTGTGTCTTCTGGAAAGAGATGGCGGCATTACGGAGAACCTGCTGGACGAGCTGGGCATCCCGAAACGCATCCTGAACTCATGCCTGGTGCAGCGCAGCGTCGATACCTTTGTTGGTATGCCGTTCAATATTGCCGGTTACGGCATTCTCACCCACTTCCTCGCGAAGATCACCGGCCACATGGCTGGCGCATTCGTGCATTTTGGCTTTGACGTTCATCTCTACGACAACCACATGGAAGGCGTTGAGGAACTGATGCATCGCGAGCCGCCCAAAGAGTCCGACCCGGTTGTCATCTTCCCGCATGAATGGGCCGAACTGGACGACTTCAAATGGGAAGGTGTGCAGGTGTGCGGCTACAGCCCTCTTCCGTGGATCAAGGTTCCAGTGGCGGTGTGATATGGCCAGAGGGATGTATGTGTTGTGTGAAATTGAAGGTGTGCTGGCGAAAGCCAGCCATCGCAAAGCAGTGCCTGATGCAGATGCAGGCGCTCTCATTGCCGGTGATGAACTCATCTTTCCCACCAGCCGCATGTTGCGTGGTTTTGCTCGCTCCGGTGCTGAAGTGGTGCTTATCAGTAGTCGTCCGGAAGCGCTCGAAGGCCCAACCAAACGCTGGCTGAAGGACTTCAGCATTGATTATGACTGGCTCCACCTGGTTCCGTGCGGTGTCAGTTTTGAAACCCATATCAAGCGCACGCTGGCAGAGCACAAAGGCGACTTACTTATCGCCGCACTGGTTCATGATCCGCGTCTGCGTTCTGCGCTGGCAGATTCTCACCAGCGACCAACCATCTATGAGGTAAGCCAATGAAGATGATTGCAGCTGTCGGCCGCAACTATGAAATCGGCATTGGCAACGAACTTCCCTGGCGTTGCCCGACCGATCTGAAACTGTTCAAACAACTCACCAAAAACGCCACTGTCGTGATGGGACGTAAGACGATGGAAAGTCTTAAACGCCCGCTGCCAGAGCGCCATAACCTCGTTTTGACGCGCTCTCGTGGCTATATCCCCAATGGGTTCTACCCCGCTGGCATCGATGACGTTTTGAGACTACCAGATCCGGTCTGGGTGATTGGTGGCGGGCAGATTTACTCGCTCTTTATGCCACACGTAGAAGAGATCTGGCTGTCGCATATTGGCGTGGATGTGCCGGGCGCGGATGCGTTCTTCCCTGCGCCAATGATGCGTTCTTTAGGGTTCGTACCAGTCGAAACGGCTTATACCCAACGTGCAAATGAGGATGAGCCTGGCTTTTTGCAGATCGTATACAGAAGGTCGTAATGGATTACCGGATTGGAATCACTGGCGCACAGGGCAGTGGAAAAACAACCCTGGCAAGGTACATCGATGCGCATTATGGCATTCCGTATATGGATGCCGGCGTTGGCAAGCTGATGAGCAGTCTGGGGGTGAAGGTTGGCGAGCGTTTGCCCCTTTACGAACGTCTTCAGGTTCAGATGGAGATTGCCAGACACATCGAGATGATCACCCGCGGCGTTGAAGGCTTTGTCATTGACCGCACGCCGGCCGATGTCATGGCTTATACGCTTGACCTTGTCGGCCAGACCAACGAAGACCGCTGCATTGAGCTGGCTCTCGACATTGAGCAGTTTTGCCACAAAGCGGCCATTTCCAACTTCAATGCTATCGCGGGTCTTCGCCCGGGCGTTGAGCTTTCCAGCAAAGATCTCGCGCGTCCCCAGCGAGGATCGCTTGACCGTCTCTATGTTGCTCGCATCGATGCACTTATGTGCGGTGAGCTGACGAAAATCAACACTCTTCCCCAAACCGGCGATCTGCAGGTGTTCGTTATCTCAGAAAAGTGCCGCACGGTTGAAGCGCGAGCCAGATCGGTATTGCGAGTGCTGGACAGAGCCGCTGAAAACATCGAGCGCCGTATAACAGGACGAGTGACCTTCCACTGAATGTTGCTCCCCTGTTGGGCAGTGTGACAATAAGACACGCGAAATGAATCGAGGAAAAACAGAATGATAGACGAACTTCCCCTCTCGGATGAATTAGATCGTAAAGCGATTGAAGCACTGATCCGCATTGCTGACGAACAATCCCGTTCTTTGATGAGTGAACGTGAAGCACGTCTGGCTATCCGCGCAGTGTTTGAGTCCGTTCAAGGGCTTGTTGGGGAAGAGGTTGGCGAAGCCATCAATGTGGCGATGTCGCAGTTCAATGGCGGCACCAAGCGCCCTCTGTTTCCTATGCACCTCAAACTCTCAGGCGGTACGGTTCTGTACGTGTCCGTTTGCCTGGAGACCAACCAAATCCAGATCCTCAACACATCAACGGGCGAATGGCGCGAGCCGGTCGTCTGCGAAAGTGGCGAGGACGCACTGAAAAAGGCTGCTCAGTTTGTGCGTGGCGCACTGCTGAAAGGCGCGAAGAAGCTGTAAGGAGTACCAATGACCACGATTGTCGGTGGCGTCGATATTGAGTCCACAGGGCTGGACTTCACATCCGGCCACAAAATTATCGAAATCGCGATAACCCGTTATGAACTGGAAACCCAGAAGCACATCGACAGCCTTGAGATGCGCTTCAACCCGCGTCGCAGTATCGATCCGAAGGCGCAGGCAGTGCATGGCATTTCACTGGAAGATCTGGCGACGGAACCGCTACTGGCTGACCACGCAGGCAAGATTGCTGCGTACATGGGCGCATGTAGCGCGTTAGTCGCCCATAACGGAGAGGCTTTTGACCTTCCGTTCATTCGCCACGAGTTCGGTAGTTATGGGGTGAAATTGCCAGATATCCCTCTGGTTGACTCCATGCTAGATGGCTTGTGGGCTACCGAGGATGGGAAGCGCCCACGCCTGGAAGAGCTGGCGTTCTCACTTGGGTTCACTTACGACCGTGAGAAGGCCCACAGCGCTCTCTACGATACTGACCTGATGATGCAGTGTTTCTTCAAAGCCCGAGAGAAATACGGCTTCTTCAAACTCCCATTCGAAAGCGCCTGATGGCGCTTTTTCTTTGCCTTCAGTTCTTCTAACTGCCTGTAATTATGACTTTTCCGCCTGATAGGTTTTGCCAGAATACGCTCAACCAAAACGCGGAAACGCACCAACGAAAACATAAGGAGTTAAAAATGAGCGCAGTTACAAACACTGTTAAAAACGATGACCTGGACGAACTGACTGCAATGTTGCAATCTCTCGACGAACCAGTGCAGAAAGCTGCGAAAACGAGCGGTGTCGACGAGATCGACGATCTTCTCTCTGGTCTGGATGATGCAATCGCAAAACCAGTCGAGGCGGTGGCGGATGAAGTCATGAATGCCAGCTCTACCGGCGATCTGAGTAGCGTTCTGGAAGAGCTTGAGATTGAGCACGAATCGGTGAAGGTCGAGGAACCAGAGCGTGACCTTGTTGCGGAGATAGTGAACGAGCCAGAGCCTGAACTTGACGCTCGAAGTACTGAGACTACCGGTACAGATCCAACCCCTTTACCTTCAGTGGCGTCAGAGCCTAAACCTGAAGAAGAGCAGCCAAAACGCCAGAAGGCAAAATCAGAGCGTACCCCGGCCAAACCTCGCTTCACGCTGGAAGGTAAGGACGAATCGTTCTATGCGACAGCCGGTCTGGAAAGTGAGAGCTTTACTGCCGCATTCGAAGGGGCGCCAGTCAAAGCGAAAGACAAGATCTTAAACCTTTTGAACTGGTTTAGTGGTGGGCCGGAAATCAGCGTCTACACGGTAATCGCAATGCGCCATATCCTTGACGCGAACACGGCGACCAGCAATAGCATTAAACTGGCGCTAATGAGCAACCCGGAGAAACCATATCCGCTCAACACCGCTTCGACTCAGGCTGGCCAGATGATGGCTGTGTTTCCAGCTACTGGCATTGCCACCAGGGAAGGTGGAAATCTAACCCTTAATAAAGAGTCGCCGATCGTCAAAAAATTCATAGCGGAGTATTCCATTGGATGATGTTCCCCTACCCGATCTAAAGCCCCCTGACAGCTTTAGGACGCTGGGTAAGCTAATTGCATACCCAGCATCGATAAAACGCGCCAGAGAGCTTCCCGTTTGCGAATCTGGCGCGTTCTTCTTTGTTTGCTATCCGTTGGATTAAATGAAAAAATAGGTAAGTGTTTACCTATTAAGGCAAAGTAATGATCGCAGCCGAAAAAATCAAAAAGCGAGAGCGTGGTGCCTCTCTTCGCGACCTTTGGCGCACACCGCAGTGGTTGTTTGTCGCCATCCAACGTTACATAAGCGTAAAGTTCGATGTGGACGTCGCCTGCAACAAAGATAATGCCCTCCTGCCGAACTTTATCGGTGTTGAGCGTGATGCGCTCAAGTGCAGCTGGGGAGAACCTGGCACTGTGGCGTTCCTTAACCCGCCCTACTCCAAAATCACCCCCTGGATAGACGCAGCCATTCGCGAGCAGGCGCGTGGAGTGACGACAGTCATGTTGATACCACAATCCCTCGATACGCAGTGGTACGAGCGTGCGGCTGAATGCGCCAACGAAACCGTCATCTTGTCTGGCGGCCGTGTTGCGTTCGTTGAGCCGGATGTTGAACTTGGGCTGGTGGAGGTGAACATCAACCCTGGTGGTAGCATGTTGCTTATCTTCCGTGGCTACTGTCAGGAAGCTGGGCACACCATCAGCAAGATACCGCTGGCGGTGATGAAAAAGCTGGGTGGTTATGATCCTGCCAATGTTGTCAGGAAGAAGAGACCACGTAAAAAGGCAGCGTAAACACCAGTCTGGGAGTTAGTTTGAGAACCTGCTTCCGTATATATAAATAACTAAGTACTAATTATTAATATATACAGACGCAGGCTTTTTAAGACGTGATTGCCAAACAACTCCCAGACCGTTTTACACCTCCAGAACCCACTGGAACCCCCTCTTCAGACGCTCTAGAATCGATTTTATGAACCACAGTAAGGAAAACTATCATGGTATACCCGACGAACGTCGTAGCGCTCGTTGAGAGCGATTTTCTGGCCAAAGTGCGCGACATGATGAAAGATCGCGATAAGGCTTTCAGTCTCTACGAATGGTCGCTCAAATGTCTTCATTCAGGCGAGCACAAAGAGCTGGTGGAGCAGCTGTTAGGGGAACTCATCAATGAGGTGTTTGCCCTGAACGTCCAGCTTCATGGTCGAGAAAATAATCAATCGGAATAATCGGTAAGTACTTACCATTTAAAACGCAGATCGCCAGTGATAAAATCTACCCGCTTTCCGGATTGGTTCCGGCAGCTCGACCTGATGGGTGGGGGATAGCGTCACTGGCGTCAGGTTTAAAAAAGCTCACTACCAGCGTAGAACCGGCACCGTTTAGGGGTTGGGGAAGGGGGAACCAAAGTGAGCGGAGAGAAGGGTCACTTTATGATTGTCGAGTCTGGAGTGTTTCGAGAGGTTGAATCCAGTACTCCCCTTCATAAAGTGTGGGAAGATCTCGGTTCTGGGGTGCTGTCATCCATAACTTCCCAAGCCTAAGCTGGCAGTAGACTTAGGTCATAACTTTTCAGGTTATGTAACGACCAGGTTGGTGAGGAGATTTTGTACTCACCTCCCTGGGAGAGTATTACCTGAAAAGACAACCTCTCACTTCGTTCGAGGTGAACTTCACTCACTTCGTTCGTTCAGTTCAGGTTTTATTAAAACCTGTTCTGGGAAGTAAGTTTTTATTTTCTAAACATTTTTAATATTTACACGCACGCGCGCGAGAGAAAAAAATCGCCCATCGCAATGTCTTCAATGTGCCAAAAGCGAACATTGTTGACATTATGTGTTAATCAACCGGATACAGGTTAGTTACACACCTTTCCACCCTCCTTCGAAAGATGTAAAGTACAAAGATGCCAATTTCTCCCTAAAATGAAAAAGGGTTTCTAATGATAAAATGTTTTCTTTCACATAGTTCAAAAGACAAGGACTATGTACGAGTTGTTGCTTCAGGGCTTCGCAAAGAAACTCTCATTTTCGATGAGCAGACTTTTGAAAAAGGCATGTCTCCATCAGAGGAAATATTAAATGGGTTAGACGATACATCTCTTTTTGTTTTATTTCTTTCTGATTCTGCATTAGAATCTGATTGGGTTAAAGAGGAAGTACGCTTGGCAAAGAAAAAAGTTGAGGACGGCCATCTACAACGTATTTATCCAATTATAATAGATAATAAAATAACTTTTGCAGATCCAAGGATCCCATCGTGGATGAAAGAGGGTTTTAATATTCAGCCAATTCGAAAGCCTAACGTTGCTATTAGGAAAATCAATGCTCGACTACGAGAGATTGCATTTAAAACACATCCTGCATTGAAAGAAAGACAAAAAATATTTGTGGGTAGAAATGAGAAAACAACTAATGTCGAACAACGTTTTGACGATTTTGACAAATCCCCCCCAGTAATTTTTATTGCTTCAGGTTTAGATTCAATTGGCCGCAAATCCTTTATGAAGAATGCTCTTATAAAATCCAACGCTATAAGAGAGTCTTATGAATTCCCTATAATACAAATCGAATCTTCAGATAGCATAGAAGACTTTATCTTAAAAATCGACGATCTTGGCTTGTGCGATATTGGTAAAATCCATGATTTAATGACTACTTCAATAAGCGAAAAAGTTAATATTGCGGTAAAGCTTATAGAAGGAATTATAGAAGAAAAAGAACGAATCCTAATTGAAGATAAAGGAGCCATAGTTCAACCTGATAGTACAGTTGTAAGTTGGTTTGTAAGGATTACAGATCATATTAAACACTATGGTCATTTGACTTTCTGTATAGCATCTAAGTTTAGAGCTAATAAAACATTTTCTTATAGAAATCCAGAGTATTACTTTGAAGAAATTCCCGAGTTGAATATTCAAGAAAGACGAGGGCTTTTGAAAAGGTATGCAACATATAAAGGCTTAGATTTATCTCCTGAAGATCTGCGTTTTTTCTCAGATCTTCTTTCGGGTTATCCAGAGCAAGTTCTTTTTGCCGTGGATAGTATATCGGACACAAACCTTTACTCAGTAAAAAAAGATTCACATTTAATAAGAGAATATGCTGATGATAAGGCAAAGGTAATAGTTGAAAGTTTTTCCCATGACCAACGAAAGTTGGAATTTTTATATTTCCTTTCAAAATTTGAATTCATTAGCTATGAGTTCCTTTTTTCATTGGTAGATGAAGTGGAGTTTTATTCAATTACACAAAGCTTTATTAACATGTCTGTATGTGATCAGTTAGGTGTGAACAATGATTATATCAGAGTAAATCAAGTAATACAGGATTATATATCAAGGAGTAAGTTTGGAACCACCAGTGAATATGATGCCATATTAAGCAAACATATTAAAAAATTCATTGAAGAATATACAGATGACAATAGAGATATATCTGACTATATTTTTTCCATTCAGGAAGCCATCAAAACTGGTAAAGATATAGATAGTCGGGTATTAGTTCCCTCATATTTTGTAAAAACAATAAGATCATTATACGAAAAAGGTGGATCCGCGAGCTATAAAGAAGCTGTGAGATTATCTGATCAGATCCTTTCAAATGCTCAATATATGCATTCAAATGTTATAGAGCACATATTATTTATGAAATGTCAGTCTTTGGCAAGACTGCATGACCGTGAGTTTTTTAATGCGGTACGAGATGTTCCTGAACCAGAAAGTTCATTTCTGCATGGTTTTTATTTTAGAATAACACGCCAACGCCCTCGGGCAATTGACAGCTATAAGCGAGTTTTAAGGCAAAGACCTAATGACTATCGTTCTAAAAGTGAATTAGTATTATTGTATTTACAGAATGATGAACACGACCTTGCTTTAGGATTGGCAAAGGAGGTTTATGAAAGACAGAAAAATAATCCAATAAATGCTAACAACTATCTAAACTGTCTTTTTTACAAAGATGATTCACATATTGAACCAGGTTTAGTTGAGGATATCCTTGAACGACTAAAATCGAATCAAGCTCAACGTGCACAAGAAATTTATTGCTCTGCCAAAGCTAAAGCACTTGCTAGGTTTGAGAATAAAGTTGATGACGCATTTACCTTGATTGAAAATGGGATCATGGATTTTCCTGATATCAAATACCCTGTTTTAACGCTCTGTGATCTAGCAATACAATATAGAAGAATTGATAAGTTAGAGTATGCCATTGGGATTCTTGAAAAAACTGATTCACCTAAATCTCAAACATACGGAAGTTTCATAAGATATAAAGCAATTTGGTTAACTTTAACTTCAAGATTTGATGATGCAGTAGGAATATGCAAACGTGAGCTAACAGAACTCACTTCTGCAGAGATTGAGCAATTTATTGATAAATTAAAACAGTACTTACCTAAATCATAGGAAAGATATGAAGATGCTTATCCAGATAAGCATCTTCTTTAATCCTAAATTGCTTAAAAGTCTCATGATGCCTTATTTTGGATAGTTTCTCATAACTAACATACACCTCGGCTTTACTGCTGACTAAGAGCCTAACTAAAAGGCTGATCAGCACTAATTCACTCACATCCGCGATACTAGTGAAGCCTTAATCAGCATTAAAAGCTATCGTGAACTTCCGCTTCTCGCTCAAAGCCGACTTAATGTGTGACCGCCTGTCGAAGATCGCCGTCTACTCCGCAGCTGATATGCCTCACAAGCGTGATATTGGATTTTTGTCACAAAATGATAGGTAAGTATTTACCTATCATTTTAAATCAGGTATCTTACCGTTCGTCAGGATGACGAAGTACCGGTTAGGTACTGTTCCAGGATGGAACGCCAAAAGGCGGCTGGCTTGGCCAGCCGCAACTCTTTCTGACACTGAATGGAATCCAAATGGCACGTCAAACGCCTTTCACTTCTTTCAATAAACGTCCCCGTTCAATTCGCCTGGTTCTGACCGAGCTGTTTAGCGGTCGTGTTTCTGCACGCCTTGCGGAACTGGAAGAACGAGTGTTTGAGCTGGAGAAGCGCATTGATGCGCAAGCTACCGCCATAGCAAATCTGGGTGCGACAGTAGGCATGGAGAAGGTGCGTGATTCCGTCGCCTCTCGTGTGTTGCGTGAATCCCAGACGCACAAGGACAGTTCTCATGGAAAATTTTCAACGAAATCGACTGAAGCCAATGGCCTACGGAGTAATTATAGCAACCCTGGCAGCGGTAGCCGTACCAGCCGGTCAGAGTCTGTTGATACCGGACACAACTACTTCCACCACAACCTTGCAGACAACACCCCTGCCAGAACGACCTCCTGTCTCTCTGGATGGGATGCTGTTGGACACGATTCCAACTCGACCTGCAACTCCGGATCTTCCTTCTGCTGTGACTGAGGCTATTGCATGAAATGGACCTTCCGGAAAGTCACCGCGATGATTGTTGGCCTCGCCATTTTTCTACTTGGTGGCTGGATCATGAATCTGGTGAAACTCGTGAACGGTGGTGATCTTCAGTTTGATGCCGGAATGACACTTGCGCGTGTCGTGGGAATTTTCGTTGTTCCGGTGGGCAGCATTCTCGGGGTCTTTTGATGCCGAATCCATTTTCGGCACTGTTAAAACAAATTGTTTAGCCAATTAACCAATGAGAGTTAACAACAAGGGCCACTGACGGCCCTTTTTACACTGAATGGAGAATGTATGTTTGAGGCAACCGCACACACTCCCACCACTACAGGCTTACACGCCAAACCATCGATGACCAGTCAGGAGATCGCCGAAATGGTCGGCAGTCGCCATGACAGCGTAAAACGCACCATTGAAAGACTCGCTAAATCCGGCGTTATTACTTTTCCACCAATGGTGGAAAAGCCCACTGCCGGGCGTCCGGCTACGTTTTACTTGTTCGAAGCCGAACAGGGTAAACGCGACAGCATCGTTGTCGTGGCGCAGCTTTCTCCTGAATTTACCGCACGCCTTGTTGATCGGTGGAGAGAGCTTGAGTCCATGTTTGCCGACCGCGGAACGCCTGCTATTCCACGTACCTATAAAGAAGCTCTGGTTCATTTGTTACACCAGGTCGAGGAAAACGAGCGTCTGGAGAAAGAGAACGAGGCGTTAGGCGTTGCATTATCTAACGCAAAACCAAAAGCCATTCTCATGGACACCATTTGCGGCACTGCTGATGAGCTTTATGGGCTGAATGAAGCTGGTCGCATTCTCGGAACGTCCGGGGCTGTTCTGGGTGCGCTGATGGACTCGCTGGGTGATGTGTACGTTAAGCGCAAATACATCACTGTTAACCGCCAGTTCCTCAAGATCTTCATTGACCGCGGATATGGCAAAAACGTTGTCATCGGAAACGGACGCAACCAGGCCAAGTTCACCTTTAAAGGACTTTGCTTTGCTGCCGTGAAGCTAATTGCTGCCGGGAAAATTACCGCCAGCGCCATTGAGTATGAGCCGTGTCGTGAGCATGTCGAACGTGAAATGAAGGAATCCAAACGTCTTCATTAACCGTCAGTGTGGGTGTCCGCCTTTACGTAGCGTTTGCCCACCTTTTCAGTCACGCCACAATAACGCAATCGAGAAAACAACTTGTTTAAAAACATAAGGAAAAAACACATGTGCGAAAAATGCAAAAAAACTAATGCCAAAGTTGAAAGCGTGATTAAAAAAGTTGGTGCGGCCGAACTGGTTGAGATCATGGGTCTTGTGGTTGGTCACGAAGACGACGCCTCCCCTATCGACCGCCTTTTCAGCGTTCTCAAGTTCTCAAGCATGATTGATGATCCGATTGAAATTGTGATGCTGGCGCGTCATTTCGGCGAAGCGTATCTGGAAGAGAAAGAACGCGCCGACAAACTTCAGGCAACGCTGGAAATGGTAAGCAAGCCGAAGTGCTCACCGGATTCAGTCAAGGCAGATGAAACCAACGCCAGCAAAGATCGTGAAATCGCCGGGCTGAAGTCTTCTCTGGCGATGTTGCTGGCCGCCTTCAAACTGATGTCTTCCCAGGCTGGGTTCAAAATGCCTGAGCTGAACAGCGACGATCCGATGGCCGTTCGCCAGCTGCTGGGGGCAATGGCCGACCAGCTTGACGACACCAAGAGCCGTCTTGAAGACATGATGCGCGAGCTGACCCATCGCCACGACCTGAACAAACAGCCGCACAAAACGCAGCACGTACACCACTAATTTCTCACCTGCCGACAGGGGGCGAAAGCCCCCTTTTTACGCCTTAAATCAGCTGCAACGCCTGTGAATGCTGCTTTTACGCCTTTTCAACTTTGGGAAGATAACACCAACAAGAAAACAATTTGTTTAATGGTGCAATTATGAATACAGCCCTTTCCATCATTGACGCTATCACCCCAAACACTGATATCGACTACCGGCAGGAAATGAACGTCATCCACGAAATTGTGGCCGAGTGCGAGAAAGAGATCGCCTTCATGCATCAGGTTCACGACTTCGTTTATGGCGACGAACGCCACAACATGATTAACCGCCTGCTGCGACTGAACCACCGGCCAGATGACGAGCGCACACGCTTTAACAGAGCCTGGCTGGACAAAGTCGACCTGGAATGGGTGAAACAGAATATCTGGGCCGAGTACTGGAAGAAGGTCACGGATATGACAAACGTTCTGCTGATCATGCCAGCTGAGCGCCGCGACCAGTGGCGTACCCAGTTCACGCTAGGCGTCCAGAAGACCGTTAAAAAAGATTTTGGCGGATTTGAGCGCCGCGTTGACGAGTTCGTTGGCGTGCCAGAGTTCACAGCCGAAACAGTTATCCCGACGATGATCTCGCTACTGAATGACCGTCATAAGTATCTGGCCGAGCGCGTATATGGCTTGTTCAAGGCACTGAGTCCTACGCACAAAACCAACAAAACATACGGCTTCAGTGAAAAGCTGATCATCGCGAACTGCATTACCGATTTCTGGAACCGGAGCGTCTCGGTTAATTACCACAAGTCGGACATCATCGACGACCTGCGCGTACTACTGCACTTCTTTGCGCACAAAGAGTTTATCACCATCAATCCCTGCGCCGAGGCACTGTCAGCCGCATACAGAACGCATAACTGTGAAACCGGTGAATGGATGAACATCGACGGTAACTTACTGCGCGTGAAGATTTTCAAAAACGGTAACGCCCATTTTGAGATCCACCCCGACGTCGCGTGGAAGTTAAACGAAGTGCTGGCCTACAGTATGCCCGCAGCGATTCCAGCTCCATGTCGCAAGGCGCCAACGACAAAGGCGCCAAAAGAGTTCGGTTACATCCAGAAGACCGTATCTGAAAGAACCAGAGGTGTTATTCGCGATCGCCGCCATAGTAAAGACAATACGTGGTACTTCCCCGACTCGTCACTGCAAAAGGCTCAAATAGAAGACCTTGAGCGCACGCTGAGATTTATCGGTGGCGTGAAGGAGCGAGGCAGTTGGCTGTTCCCGTATGAGCCAACCGCAACATTCGACAGCATCGTGTCCATGGGCCTCATTCCAGAGGTTAAGTCACACCAGTTCTACCCAACACCGGCATCCATTGCTCAGTACGTCGCGCAGATCCTGAAATGCACACCAACTGACCGAGTGCTGGAACCATCCGCGGGTCGTGGTGATTTGCTGGCATTCCTCAATGCGACGCCGGAGAACGTGACCTGCGTGGAAATATCGCCACTGTTTTGTGACATCCTGTCTGCAAAGGGGTACGACGTTCATAACAAAGACTTTATCGACTGGTCGAAGCAGCTGCCTTATGACTACGACAAGATCGCAATCAATCCGCCGTATTCGGAGGGTCGAGCAAAAGAGCACACGCTCACGGCGCTAAATCATCTCAGCGAAGATGGGATGATGGCGGCAGTCCTGCCAGCCGGGTACAAGCCAGAAGAATGGATAGGCAAAGAGTTCGTTTGCGCTAAATCAGGTCGTGAGTTCTCAGGTGAGTTTGAGGACACCGGCATCACAGTCGCAGTATTCGTTTTCAAAAGAGCATAGAGGCGCAGATGATTGAGTTAACGCGGAAGGAGTACAACGCAATCCACACAGACTATCGGGGCGTATGGTCAACGGAGCGAACCGACTGGCCCGATTGGGATAAAGTCAGAAATCAGTATATGGGCAAGCGAACGCTCATGCGGGCCGGTGGTTTACTGATTGAAGATCTTCACTTTCGTATTGTTTAGAATGAAACGGCTTGTAAAAAATCCACTAATCAGAGATTGAAATGAAAATTAAAAACATTGGCATCGTTGCAATACTTTTTCTGGCTTCAGGTTGTAATGATGTTGCCGTTAAACCATATGAGATGGTGCTCAACAAAACACCATCTCAGGTGGACATGGCAGGTTATACGATGGTTGATCAGGACGGGAAGGCAACGGACAAACCAGTCAATACCAAGGATCGTTTTTCTCAGTATCTATACGCACCATCAGAATACGTAGGCAAAGTCCTCAAGGAAGAGAAAGACGCAGATTTAGTCATCTTCTTTAGCACATTAGACGGGAAAATTGCGTACTCCTTCGTCAATGTGAGTGTGGATAAGATGAAGACGGTGCAGGACGTGCTGAAAAGTAAATATGGCCCGGCTCTGGCGACTCGCGCTGGCGTGAGAGATAAAGCCGCTTTCGAGTCAAGTCCAGGCTTCTGTAAAGCGTACAATTCAGAAGCAGGGTTAGAACAGAACCACTGCCCTATGGACTATTACGAAATTTACGGCACTGTAGATGAGGTATATATGCTGGTTAAGGCTAAGGGCATCTACGCTAACGGCCCTGAGAAGTTGATAGTGGTAGGAATAACCAGAGACGCAAAAAACTACGAGGACAGCATTAAGTAATCACCTTAAACAATTTGTTTTCTACCTTTTCTGGTTTGTGATAATAACGCCAACCAGAAAAGGAGAACCCAGCATGATCCCTTCTAACACATACCTGACAGTCAGCTTGACCCACCCAGAAAAAGTAACCTCAGAGAACCTCGCTGAACTTTACCGTGACTGGATGAACAACTACCTTTCCGTCGCTGCGTTCGCAGAGGATTACGACATCACAGTGCCACAGGCGGAGATGACCATCGCAAAAGGACGCATGGTTCACGAAGCAGCCGCCGAGTGGTTGAAAGAGTTCAACAAAGCCTAAAACAACTTGTTTTCTGCCTATAGCAAGTTGAGATAATAAAACCATTAAGAAAACAACAAAGAGAAAACACATGAGCCTGAATATTACTGAATCATACAAAGTCGCCGTTATCAGCACCGCCCACGTTACTCAAGCGGACTCCGAGATACTGCCTCAAATCAGCTTTGACCCAATCACTGACCGTGGCTATAACTGGATTCACGGTACTGAGTATGGCTGGATTATCCGTGCCGGTCTTCGTGCCGAGTCATGGAAGGAGTCTTTGCGCGAGGAAGGCATTAGCTGGTCGACTATCGAGAACATCGAGAAAGTCCTGAGTGCCGGCTTTGAGGTGGTGCATTTCGACCGAGACGCAGATACGATTGACGGGTTAAAAATCTGGGAATGGTAGAGAGGAAGTATGAGCAACGGAGATAAAGCGCCGACTAATCCCAAGGCTGCGGACTTTAAAATACACGCACGTCTTGAAGCGGGAGAATCTTTGGAGAGTATTATCGCCAACCCTCCCACCACAATAAGTGGAAAGGTTACTTCAGAGGGCAATATCATTTCAGAATGGCAAAAATGGCAGACCCTTAAAAAGAGGGCGTTAAATCGTTGACCTTTCACTGACGTAACCAGTCAACCTCTCGCAGTTTCTATAAGGAGAGGTTGATCATCACTTTCCCGCTTAATCAACCACTCACCAACCCGCAACACCGCTGTAAACAAGGCAATAACACCCATAAGAAAACAACTTGTTTGCAGATCAACGTAACGTCAAACCAAAACTACTTTTTCCCTCATTTTTTTGACATTTGAGCATAGTCACTCTTACACCCGCTCAACGCTACGCCAGAACGCACAGGTTTAGATTAAACAGGAAAACCAACACCAACTATCACCACAAATCAGAGTCGCTTAGAGAGCGTTACAGAGCGTTTGAGAGGATAAGCCAATCAACTCGAAAATCGAGAGAAGAGCCACCTACAACACATCCAGGCAAAACCTTCCATCATAACCGAAAGAGCGGAACCGGCATACCACCAACCAAAGGAAGCGAGGCTCAAAAATTCCCAAGAACACCACTCGACTTATCACAGGCATTGGGACACCCGCCAAACCCCAACAGGCACGAAAACACCATCCAGCTTTCCCCAGGCACACGAGAGAAACGATAAAGAGATAATCCCATATCGTGAGTCGCGACCCTGAGTTTTCAGCCATCTACCTCGCAGAGAAAGAGCTGATGCTGGCCGTACTCTTTGACGGCAAGGAGATTGGTGCCGATGCCGGTGTTGTCGAGTACCTGGAGAAAAAAGGCATAGAGCATTCGTTGCTGATAAACGCCCGGGCGATGGTGACGAAAGGCATTGCCAGTCTGCAACCGGTACACACCAAACGTTATGAAAAACACAAAGCGCTGATCTGGAACGCGTGGGAGGCTGCATGAAGGTCGAAAAAATAGATGTTCTTTCCTTTGTGCTGACGGATCTGGAGCGTCTCGACCCGGTACGCGTAATGATTGAAAACTACGAGCCGGGCAAGGGAAGAGTCACCATTACCTGCTATGGGAAAGCATGGACTGCTGCCTGGTTCGCGATGGGCGGGGATGACGTGCAGACGTTTATTAAGAGAGTGAGCAACGATTATTTGATTGGTTGCCTCGACCCTCAATTGCTGAGTACGGTCGACGATGACAACGACGCAAACCTGCTTTTCGTAAAGTCCGAAATCATAAAGTTGCGCAGGGAGAGAGAAATCGACGCAGAACAGGCCCGCAATATGTGGGACGAAGCTGAAAACGCTGATGACGTAAAAGAGAGTTGCTGCTGTTTCGGAGTAGGTAACGAACTGCTGAGTTTGTTTGGCGATGAACCGTGGTATGCAGGCTGGCCAACGGTGCCAAATCCAGCATACCAATACCTTGAGCGTATGTCAGAGCGGTACGTGATGGACTGAAAGTGGTTGACGATCAGTCGAGAGAAGCAGTTGGTTAAGTGATATAGTCAGGCGCTTTTGTATTTATGGAGTGAATATGAAAAATATCCTACTGGCATCATTGTTGGTGGCATCGCCGGTCTCATTTGCAGCCAGCTTTGACTGCCAAAAGGCTTCGACAGAAATCGAACACAAAATCTGTGACAACGAACGCCTGTCAAAATTAGACGAACAACTTAGCGCAACCTATTCCAGCGCGCTCAAGGCTAACCCAGAAAATGCAGATACCCTAAAGACGGTTCAACGACAGTGGGTAAATATGCGTGGAAAACTCACTGATGATAAGGCTCTGGAGCTGGCTTATCTTATCCAAATTAATGGTCTCAATGGCTTAGGTGTTCCGGCCGCTACAGCAGCGGTCAATGAGACACCGAAGCCGACGCAGAAACAGCCTGAAGTTCAGGAAAAGACAAGCAAGGCAGACGCAAAGCCGGCCAAGAAAGGTAATGAGCTAACTCTGGAATCATTCCGGGCTAAGTATATTGAGGTCAATGGTGAGTACTACAGTACGACATCTCTTCCCAGAGGGAGTTCGTTTTTGTTCACCTGCGCCAGTCGCATTGCTGACGACCAGGTAAATGTCTGGAAGAAGCACGCAGCAAAAGAGGGCAAGATCGACCTTTTCTTTGAGCTTGAGAATCGCATACACACCGCGATGTTGAATGCCAATTTTCAGCAGCTGAATAGTGATTTAACTAAAACAGGCATTTGCGATCTGATTACCGCTGTGCCATAAGACAGATAAGGCCACTAATTGTGGCCTTAAACAATTTGTTTTATTGATGGTGAAATCAATGGAACCCCAGGCGAACTAAATCCATTGGGCAGAACAGACCTTCCACACCTTCGATAGACACGCAGTCAGAGCGGCGTAATTGTTCTTCTGATTTGCCTTCTCCACAGATTTCCCTGATGACTCCCGTTGCACCATTCGTTGCCACCATCACCCGGCTGCCGGCAGTGATAGCGTTACGGTTGCGATCATAGGTCTTCATCGTTTCCTCCTTTCACATGGGTCAAATCAGGTCTCAAACGTTGTCGTTTTCCATGTATGTGCAATTACCGAAATCTCAAGTGCCGAAACAAATTGTTTTCACCACCTAGTTATTTAATTAACCATCAAAGTTGATTCATTGCATCTAAAATACTACTGTTTATACATACAGTATTGGGGTGTGTGAAATGGGCAGAGAAAATTCCAAATATGTGATCGTCTACAGGGGAGAAGTGCTCAAGTACTTAATACCTGGACAGTTCGTTTTCTTCCAACGTAAAAAAGAATACGGCGGTGGATTCTGGCTTGGTAAAACGCATGAGAACGGGTTCGAGTTTGTGCTGGAACAACCCACTTCACTTAGTTACGGGCTTGCATATCTGATCAGACTGTCTAGTGTTGAAGCCAGACATATGGAGTTCGTGGACGACATAGATGACTTTAAATTGACCTAATTACCCCTTAAACATTTTGTTTTCAGCCTTTTGTTATCTGAGATAATAACGAATATAAGAAAACAATTTGTTTAAGGAGTTGGTATGTTGAAGTTCACGGAAGTCTACAAAACGGCAGTGATCAGCACCGCCCACGTAACGGCAGCGGATTCAGAGCGGCTACCCATTGCCTGCTTCGACCCACTTACCGATCGCGGGTTGAATTGGGTACACGGTACACAGTACGGCTGGATTGTTCGTGCTGGAATGCGTGGCAGTGACTGGAAAGAAGAGCTAAGTGAATACGGCATTTCGAAAGAGGCGATCTCCAACATACAGGCCATACTGGATGCCGGCTTTGACGCGGTGCAATTCGATTGCGACGCCGAGCTGGTGGATTGGCTGCCTGCATGGGACTGGTAATTGCTTGTTCCGAGTGGACAGATCGGCTCTCTGTGTGAGATACAAGACGGCAGAGTCGATCTAATCAGGGACACTTTATGCATGGAACTATTCCAGTACCTTCAGTCGCGATACCCGCCGCTGACCCCACAGAACTGCAAAATTCATTTAGCTAGCACCAACGAGTATAAAGAAAACCCGATAACGGAGTTCGTAAACAAGACGTTTGATAGTTGGCAATGTCTACAGAAGCATAAAAGCTTTGATAGAACTTATGTTGTCTCACTCATTCAAACTGAAGATAAGGAACGATTTCTCTATGCCGGGACCTATATCAAGAAGGGGTGTAGTCTGACGGCATCTCATTATGTCCCAGGTCGGAATGAAACATACTATCTCTATCAACTGACCCCTGTTACTGAACTGGATGAATATCGTGGGCGTATGTACGTTCGCACGGCTCGTCCTCGCAACTTTATCCTGAAAGGTGAGACGCTAGCTGGGACGATGCAAATCGTCGAGATCTCCCCTGTTTGTCTCTCGTTTGGTGAGTTTCCCGGCTACAAAAACGTGGTACTGGATAGAGTCAGTCTGGGAGCCATCATCCGGCAGGAGCTAAAATCGTGGAAAACAGCGCTGAGTATTGTCAAAGGCATTTACCTGCTAACCGATGTCGATGGAGAGAAGCTGTATGTTGGCCAGGCTAACGGCAAAGACGGAATATGGGGAAGATGGAAGACCTACTTTACGACGGGACACGGTGGGAACGCCGGACTGATTGAAGCGTTCGGTACCTGCGACGAGGAACGGCTCAAAAACGTCACGTTTTCCATTCTGGAGATCATGGACAACAACAGCGACAAACACGAAATCAACAGGCGTGAAAAACATTGGAAAAGTATCCTGCTTTCGCGCTCAATAGGTCACAACCGGAACTGAGCACCGGTGAGTTCGGATTATGGTTTTGTTTGCGAATATAAGAAAACAAGTTAATAACACCGATAAGTAAACAAGGAGAGTCAATGAATTTTCGTTTGACCTGTGCTTTCGCGTTGGGCATATCGTTTTCCGCAGCGGCTGCTGAAAGCACAGATGAATTGATACGCACAGCGCCACCGGCAGGACGCGATACCATGCTGCTCTGCAACGCAGAGCTTCTTTCAGGCAAAACCGCGACCCAATTGTCTGGAAAAGCCTACCTAGAAGGCGTGGGAGAGCAGATCTTGTTTGCGATAATCCCAACCACTAAATCTGACGAATACATGCAGGCATTTTTCAGCGCTTGGGGATTCACGCCATTTGGACAGGTCGAAAGCCGCGAGCAATTCCACAACTGGGCACTGATTCATCTTGGACGGCAAAATCTCGTTCGTGGGAAGACTTCCGATTACACCTTCGTTAATGCTACGCCACAGGACAACATCGATTTTCAGATGCGGGATATCCTCCGCTTTTACGACTGTCAAAACCAGAATGCACGTCCTGACTGGACCCGACAAGAATCCGCCACCCAAAAACACTTCAATGGGAATGTCTATTAGACATTGAGCCAGGACTATCAATCCATTGACATTGGCGGTCACAAATTGAGGATTTCTATAAGAGTCCGTTGATCGCCACTTTCCCCACCCTTCCAACCTACCCCAGCCCAGGCGTGACAAGGCATTTAAGTCAATTACACTCATAAGAAAACAAATAAATAACACATCAACGAAATGTCAACGATTTCCCCTGATTTGGTCTAAAAAGTTGACGTTTTCGCACGCCATCTCTTATACCCAAAATCCTGCGCACCAGAACCCATCTCCCTGCGACCAAAACGTCAAAAACGACTCGTGATACCACCCAAAAATAGACATGCTCAGAAGCGCTCCCGTTGCGTTGTATTGGATATCTAAACAAGTTGTTTTCAGGTACAGGAAAACAAGTTAACCACACCCACAGGAAACCCAGAGACGCCATTACCCAAAATCCCGGAAACACCCACCTCTTCCTGTCAGGCTACCGGAAAGACCCACCTCTTTGCCCCAGGCTACAGACCACCCACCTAATCTTCCCAGGCAATCGAGAACGCAGCTCGCGCACGCAAACCCCGAGACGCCATTACCCAATACACGGAGAAGAACAGCCAGAACGAAACCCCGGACAAACCAAGACCAGAACAGAACCGTCGCAATCTCGCTTACCCACTATTACCCCGAAAGATTACGCAAATTCCTGAATAGCAGGGAACGCCATTACTTCATATGCGGAGAACAACAAAAGCGCCCTACTGCCATTACCCACACTTCCATCATTTCACGTAAACGAAGAGAAAAGCGCACCTGCCATTACTCCATACACGGAGAAGAACACTCACCAAAACGACGAGAACGACCCAGACGAAAACACAGAGAAGAGCCACCTCAAGAAGAACGAAACCACATACGCCGGTAGAGAGAACAAACCTCCCGTTTCACCCAAAGAAATACTCGCCGTATAGAGCGTTATCAGAGGGGAGGTATACGCCCCCATAAGAGGGAGAATTAGAGGTAGGTATAAGTGGGAAGGGGAAGAGGGGGATCGCTACTTCCTCCGTAGAAATTCAAGCCATAGTTTTCATCCCCCGTGACGTCCATTTTCACCCCTTCGGTCAGCCTTCGGGCCATCCAGGGAAAAGGTCATGTCCCTTTTCAGGAACGGGAGCGTCGCCGCAGGGAAAAGGCTGGAGGTTTTCAGGGAAACGGTGGGAATCCCGCTATACGAACCGGGAAAAGGCTGGCTGCCGGTCGGGGAACGGGTACATCCCGGTACAGAGAGAGGGACGACTGCGGGAGTATGCCTTATTCCTCATTCACCTGAAGAGTGCGGGAAATGGTGAATCCCGCAGTTAAGCGTTGAGACCAGATCAGCTTCGCACGCTCATGTCGGGAAGCCAGATCTAGTGTAAAGGGTTACGGGTTTTGGTGGCGAAATCGCCGATGACGCTTATTCGAAAATCTCACTGCCCTGATTCGCATCGTCCCTGTTGTCCCACAAATCATCGAGCGCCTCTTCTCTTGTCCCGAAGGGGCCGGAGACGACAGGTGCGTCTGAACTGGTGTCGTCCAGCTCTGTATAAATCTGACCGTTGGTCAAAATGATGCGTCCGACAGAGATACCGCCATGTAGCAGTTCGCCTCTCTCGACGTCGATGCTGAAGTAACCGTCTGTGTAGTTGTTAGTGCTCATCACATTCCCTCTGAGTTAGCCAGATACATACATAGCAATAAATCGACACAAACACATCAGCCTTTAATGAATACTTTTTCCCCGCTTTCTTATTGCGATAATAACAACAACAAGAAAACAACATGTTTATTTATCGGAGATAAGCGCATGACCATTTTCATTTGCCAGCACTGTGGCCGCGAGTATGAAGGCGCTACAGTTTGCGCCTCTGACGATTGCCCGGGGAATGAAATTAAGATGCCTGTGCTGGTGGAGGTATGGAGTGTGGATTCGCTGGCCGAATGTCTGGATGCTGTAGGGCCGGAACTGCACCGCAAGCTATGGTCGTTCGTCCCGGCAGAAGGGGAATCGCCCAAAGGGAAGGATATCTGGCACCTGCTCAGTGAAGATGAACAGCGGGAGCTGGTGGACGCGGTACACATTGAGTTCCCGGACGACGAAGATTAAGAGTGAGGCCACCAGCACGGTGGCTTTTTGCTGTTTGCAACCTCCGGGGCAGCGCAGCGCCGTAACGCTATGCTTTGTAGCCGTTTTCTCGCTGGTATTATTTACACAAATAAGAAAACAAGTTGTTTACGGAGTGAATTATGAAAAACGCGATGATCACCAAACTGAGTGCGGGCCAGCCACGTAAAGAAAAACCAACCGCAATGAGCCAACTGACCCTGCTCGATATCATCGCCAATGGCACTGCCATTCGCCTGTTCAAAGAGACGCTGGTCTCGTTCGACAATGGTTCCCGCACGCGTTACGTCATGAGTGTGCGTCGCCAGAGTGGAAGAGGGTGGATGGCAAAACAGATTATCTGGCCGGAAGGAGAGCTGGAACAGGCGCTACTGGAGGCGAACAAAGCAGCCCAGCAAGAAATCCAGCGTGCCTCTCTACTGGCGACAGCCTGACATGTGCAAAAGCGATTAGTCGACCCTACGACAGCCCCGTTCATCCTTCGGGGCTTTTTTAGTCTCCTGTATTGTAAGTACATACCTATGACAATAATATAGGTTAGTCAACTAAAGGGAGATAAAGATGACTGTTTTACGCGAAAATCTTGTGCTGGATTTACATTATGCGTCCGAAACCACCTTAGGCGAGAAAGTTGCCAAACTGACCGTCGTTCTGCGTGACAACACTACCGGAACGGAGGTTCACACCAGCACCTTAGTGCGCGAGGGGGAAGGTGAAAGTGCGGTATACACCGTAGGTTATCAGAACATCAGCAACGCAACCGACCCGCTGCTGCTAAAGCTGGAAGCGTACTTCCGCACCGCGGACAAGGCGATGTTCGATAAGCTGATGACCAGAGTAGATACGCTGTTTACCTCCGATTTGAACTCTAACAGCACCTGGATGGGTCAATACGGTCTGCGTATCGTTTCCAGCGCGATGGTAGACGAATTTATTCCCGAAAGCGTGTTTGAATAATCCCTTCCAATGGCGCGTACCCCGCGCCATTTTCTTATCCCCGATAACAAAATGTTTTTTGCCTTATCCACACTGCGATAATTACACAAACTAGAAAACAAGATGTTTACGCATGGAGGATATGCACATGACCGATTTCACTATCTCCCCTAAAGCTGAAAACGTATGGCTGGAATCCTGGCTCGACCTGTCGCCGGAAGAGCAGCAGGAAATGGATCACATTGAACAGGACGAACAATGTGATGCCCGCTTCTTCCGCTTTGAGGACAGCGTTTATGACATTGCCGACTTCATGCGCGATGACCGCTTCCCGGACTGGCACGCAGGATACCCATTAAATGCTTTCGCCATGCTGATGATCCGCGTGGATGGCTCCGGCGATACCATCGACGTCGGTCTGCTCCACTAAGAAAACGAGGCCACCCATGCTGGTGGCCTTAAATGACCATCCTGTTTCCCGCAGGCTAAAAACACCCACCTCTTACCGCCAGGCTACCGAACAACCCTCCGAATCCCTGCCGGCCACCAGTTGCCGAAACAGAACGCTTGGACGCCTTATGCGCGTAGCGATAATTAAACCAACAAGAAAACAAGTTGTTTAAAGAATTATCACCATGAATTTTATCGCTACTGTTAACACCCCTGCGCATGGCCATATTTCTGTGACGTTCTCTGAGAACGAGAAAAGCGTGCTGGGCGCTTGGCGTGACAATGTAACCATCGAGCTGTCCGGGAAAGAGAAACAGCAGATCACCAATGACATAATCTGCAACCGTCGCCATAAGCGCGTATTTGAGAAAGCGTATGTCTCCACCTCCGGATTTGGCGTATTCATCTTCCCGGTGCGCAGCGGTCGCTTCTGCCAGTCAAAACTCATCGAGTTCGCCACGCAGATCGCGCTATGGGTTAAAACAGAGTCCGGGTTCGACTTCAGCGAACAGGAAGCAGTGGGGGAGGGGATGCGCATCGCCAACAATGCCATCAAGTGCAAAAACGTCACCTACGAAGCAGGAATCGACTCGTGGAGTGTCTCGTGCGGGGAATACGTGAAAGAGGTGTACGGAAAGAACCGCATTCACATCATGGCTGGCAAGTAAGAGGGGAGGGGCCGGAAACGCCCCTTTCTTTTCGTCCACCAGCTGCCGCAGGGAATTTCAGAAACGGCCAGAGAGCTGTCCGGGGAACCGAAGGGAAACGGTCAGGAAATTTTCGGGAAACGGCTGGGTTTGCCTTTATGTAGAAAACAGAGCGGGAGAAGCCCAGAATCGCGCCAGAAATTGCGTAGCGGCGCTGGGGTAACGCTGGTGGAGTTTCAGCCCCTGAGCCATCCAGATAGCTTTCGCTATGTGATTATGTGAATCCGTGGGTAAACCACTGCAAGCGCGTACACGTCGCGCCAACGTGCCAATGATACGCGAGCGCCCACGGATAGCGCCAACATTGCCGACACGTCCCGAAGGATAGCGCGGATCCCGTCGCCAGCTATCGCCAGACGATCACGCCCACGACACGACAAAATAATCCACGCGCTAAAACGCTGTAAAACGCGCTATAACGTGTTTTTTATTGTGGTTAATGGGTATATACCACCACACGTAAAAACGCGTTAAATTGGCGCATTTATGGCGCTTATTTTGGGTCTGTTTTGGCTGACTTCAGACAATAAAAAACGCGCCAACAATGGCGCGTTATGGTGTGCGGATCTTGAAACGAAAAAAGCGCCCATAGTGGGCGCTTTTGTTTAAATGCTGTTTTGCAGTTTTCCGATCATTTCAGACAAGCGCAAATATTCACGCTTGCGCTTACAGTCTCTTTTACTGTTAAGCAAATCAGAAAACGTAAAATTTAATTTGTCACGTTGCGCTTTTAAGTCGTCGATTAATTCAAGTTTATAAGCGCGATATTTTGCGCGATATTCCGCGCGGATCTGGTCATAACTAATCATGATTTTTATCCTTAAAAATAGCGCCCATAGTGGGCGCTATATCCATCTATTTACGCTTTGAAAGCATCAGCCAGATAGTTATAAAAATCATTCTTGATAAAGCGATATTGCTGAGATCCGTTTTTAGCAGCGCCCATTCCTTTGATCTTCTCGACCAGTCCGAGACGTTCACAAAGATTGATCAGCTGGTTGGCTTGAGTGTAGCCAGCGTCTAATTTAATCTCACATGCTTTTTTAGCTTCATTCATTAAATCGAATACAGCGCCATTTGTGAATGTCTCCATTTCATCATTAATCATTTCGATTAATGCGAATACGCGAGATCCGGACATATCAGCGACGGAATAAACGCATTTACCAGACTTGATAGATTTAACCAGATAAACCAATTTTTCGAGTGAATAGCTATTGGTCATAGCTTCGCGGAAAAACACTTCTGGCGCTTGTTTGCTTGCTTTAATCGCGTAGTAAAAGACACCAGCTAATTTCTCATCATTAACAGCGTTTAAAACGTTGTTGGTGAAGTATGCAAGTTTGGTAGTCGCTGCAAGCATGTTAGCTTTATCTGCTTTTGTGTGCGTACCATTCTGATAATGATTGTTATAAGTCTGAGTAGCGTTATTGGCTGCAACTTGTAATTCATTAGCGATAACTACAGCAGCGTCGATGATGGATTTTTTAGAGATAGCAACGTTAGACATGATATTAATCCTTATGTAATATTGATAACTTAATTTGTTATTTGTTTATCGTTAGCGTGTTCGCTTTCGATGTGACTAATTATCGATATACAGAAATTAAAATCAAGAGTTTTTTACGCGGGAACGAAAAAATTTTTCTTCAATAAAAATCAAAGTCTTAGAAATAAAATGCGTTTTCTCGAAGGTGTTGCCTAAATAAATTTCCTATTCGGTCAATCACCCTTATATATTTAAAACGGAATCGGGATTAGGGGAAATAAATATAACGGGAAGTGACACATAAAATAATAACCGGACTTAGCCGGTTATTACCCTTATTGATTTAAAACGGTAAAATCCGTTCGACCCAATCGAACATGACGACTGTCTTCCGACCGTCCCCCATGTTGAGCGTGACCTGGCAAGCGTCTACGCCTGAAGACACACCCTCAATTTCACGGCCATCCGCCATGTAGACCCTTATAGACTTCTGCATCTCATGAGCCTGGCGACAAATTTTGAAGAAATCACGGCGAGATGGCCGATTCTCCACATAGTCTGGGTGTACCGTTGTCCGACCCGTGAAATCGTGCGCAATGCCTTCTGTCACACCTGATTCAATCGTGCTGATTCGCTCAAGTGGGAGCCTTATACGATTTTCTTTGTCGAACGGGGCAGGGCAAAGGTCGACTTTGTTGCGCGACGACATGAGACCCTGAACGTACATGCAGAACACCTGACCATCTTCCATCGTGACCCTTACAGGAATGAGAGACTTACGCCAGAACATCAGCGCCTTCTCCACGTTGGTGTAATCTCGCGGCCAGACTTCTGCAGGAATCCCGTAGGTGATGTCAGTAATATTCGTCATATCGTCACAGTGTCGTTGGTAGGATATCGATGTCACCTGCGTTGCTGGTGAACACCCGGAAGACTTTCGTCTCGCCAGCTTTGGTGATCGTCTCGCGTTCCTGACGAGCAGGGTTCAGTGCGCACAGCCCGGCGCCTTCCAGTGAAGCGCCAACAATCCATTCTCCGGCATCCAGATGAAAAGTGACTTTTTCACCTGTCTCAAGTTTGGCAACGGTTTCGCCATTGATGAAGATCGATGCGTCGCAACCTGCGCCCACCATGCTTTTATCCCTCAGTACCACCAGCGTAGATGCCGCTGGAGATTGGTATTTGAATATTCTGGCCTGCGGTGCTGGCTTTGCATCAGAGACAGAAACAGGACGAGATTGACATGCAGTGATAAGTAACGCGGAGGTAGCAATCAGAGGAAGTAATGCGTGTTTCATTGTACCGAACAAAATCCTTATCTTTACGAAAAATCATGGCGCCTCAAGGCGCCATGATACTCAATCGAGGCGTTTTAGAATATCGGCCAGATCTTCTTTGGTCATACCCGAGTTTTCGTAAATCTTCATGACCTTTTCGCGAGCTTTGGCTGAAGCCTCTAATGATGTAGCTGCCTTATCAAAATCAGCCATCGTCATGTTGGACAGCACCAGATTAATGATGTCTGCCTTTGACAGTTTTATGTTGCGTTCACGCAGTCGATTCTGAAAGGTTTCCAGCTTGTCGTTTGCTTTTTCGGTTAACTGAACCTGGCAGTGTATAGCGCGTTTCTCGCTCATGCTTACTCTCTATTCAAAACAGTGAAATCGAATGTGCTACCCACCGGCAATACTCCCTCGGCAAATCCAGGCGTCGTGTCGATAATGTGCTTCCGCTCATATGAATGCGACATGAGGTATTTATTGCTCACGTCAATGAAGTCGGTAATAAAGCACACGTTAGCCTGATTCTTTTTGGCTCGAAGACCGCGACCAACACGTTGGCGCATCTCAACTTCGGCTTTGCCGCCGCCACCCAGAATCACCGCCCCTACGCTTGGAACGTCGACACCAACATCCAGAATGGTTGAACCAATCAGAACATCTATCTTGCCTGCCGCCAGACTGTTGAGCTTTGCTTGTCGGGTAGTCTGGTTTGATTCTCCGTAGATGAAATCGACCTTCAGGCCGCTCTCTTTCATCATTTCCATCAAGATCTGACCATGACGCTTCAGGCGAACCAACGTCATACAGTTCAGACCGTGGCTCTTGTACATTAACGCTTCACGCACAATAGCTTCGTTGCGTCCCAGATTATAAACGATGCCTAACTGATAGGCTTTCTGGTAAGCCGTACTCATTCCAACCCGAAAATTCAGGTGTTTTGAAGCAAGTTCGGCTCTAATCCGCACCTCGTCTGGAGTGTACGCGATTTTATGATATAGAAAGTAGGGTTTGGCTAAAATACCTCGATCGATCAAATATTTCTCCGTGACCTTTATCTCAATGCGACCAGCAACGGCCATGAGACGCATATTTGCTTCAGTCGAGTCCTTCATGAACGGCGTTGCTGTCAGCGCCAGACGGTAGTCAGCATTGATGCACAACCGGGCGATGTCGTAGAAGTTAGAACCAGATGATTCGTGTGCCTCTTCCAGAATCAGCAGAGAAACGCTGGACAGAAAGCGCTTAACCAGTTCCCGGCGCTTCAGGTGGTACTGTTTTTTCTCCGGTGATGCGTCGCGCGGTGGCTCTTCGAGAAAACTGGCCAGGGTCTGCACCGTGGCAACGTTGATATGGCGCGAGACCTGGAACTCACCCGATCCAATCACCCCAACTTTCTGACCTTTCAGCCACGGCTCGCCATTCTCCGCGCGGTAGTCGATGGATTTCTGGAAGTTCTCTGCCATCTGGAACATCAGAACCGATCGCGTGGTTAAAAACAGCGTCATACGACCAATGCGAGCAGCTGCCTTACACGCTACGTTCGATTTACCGCCACCCGTCGCAATCTGGGCAATCATCATCCCTTCGCGCACCAGTGTTTCCACTGTCTGATCCTGATACGCATAGTCCGGGTTATACGGGAATGGGTTAACTACCGGGTTCGGCTTGCCCAGCGCGGGGGCTTTTTCCTTGCGCACATGCACGCATTTGATGCCAGCTTTCAGAAGGTTGGCTGCAACTGGTTTCGCAAACCCAGCCGGGAACGCGTTTTTGCTCCAGTTGAACATCGTGCTGGTTCCTTTCCAGTCACCAGCCTCCACTTCATAGCTCAACATCTCCTGAACGAGCCGTTTCACGTTGTCATCAGCGCCAGAAATCAGCGCATTGACTGCATTCGATACAATCCGAACTGTCATAAACCTCTTTCCTTCGTGCCTTTTGTATGGTAATTGGCTATTATAGTAAGTAAGTACTTATGCAATGGATTGTATCAGAATTATGGATGTGAAAATTACGATTCTGCAGGTGGAAGTCGCGAACCTGCGTCCGAATCCCTGGAATACCAACTCCGTTGGAGCGCAAAACTTCGAAAAACTGAAAGGCTCTATCGAAAAATTGGGCTTTTTTAAGCCAATTCTGGCGCGGGAGCTGGACGGGGGCATTTTTGAGATCCTCGGTGGCGAACACCGCTGGCGTGCCGCGATGGAGCAGGGCATTTCAACGGTTCCCGTCATCTCCGTGGGCAAAATTAACGACCTGGTGGCCAAGCAGATGTCCCTCGTCGATAACGAGCGCTACGGCGAAGACGATCAGGTCGCTTTGCAGCGCTTAATTTGTTATTTGTTTATCGTTAGCGTGTTCGCTTTCGATGTGACTAATTATCGATATACAGAAATTAAAATCAAGAGTTTTTTACGCGGGAACGAAAAAATTTTTCTTCAATAAAAATCAAAGTCTTAG